CTAGCTATCCCGGTGACCACATCGCGCGCTGCGTAAGCAGCTATTTGGCTGAGTAAACTCGACTTTCGGTGTCCATCGATCCCTGCCCAAACTGAGACCGCACCGTACTGTAAGATCATTTTTTCGTGGGTCTTGGTCCAAGGCAGTTTGATGCCTTCTTGCGTGGGATCTTCCTCGGTTATCTGGTCCTCATACCTGTCGATCCAGTTGACCTTGTGCTGTGATTTTTCCGCTAAAACGTTCTCCAACGTTTCCTTGTCAAAATTACTTACCGATATCCTATCTACAATCACAGAATTATTTCCTCCACTGACGTTGGGGAATCAGGCCAGCTTTCCCAATCTTCATTTTTCAATACCCGGCAAACATGAGCGAACGACGGAACGAACTGGTTATCAGCCTTTGCTTGTTTTTTGCGTTTAATCTCTGCACGAATCCTACCGACCAACCAATCCACATCACCCGGACCCATATGCAATTTTTTAAATTCTCGAAAAGCCGCAGACTTAGAACCTAATGCTCCCAACGTTGGGGTAAAAGATTTCCATAGCTTTTCAAAATCATCTGGGTAGGTGTTTTGTTTGGTAAATTTCCGACTGTTAGAATAATGCTTGTTAGAATTAAGCAAGCTGCTAGAAGTAATCTGGCAGCTAGCATTAATCTTGTTAGCATTATTCTTACAGCTAGCATTATTCTTTAAGCTAGAATTATGCTTTTGCACAGACCGTTCCACGTCTACCGTGTTCTGATTTTCGGCAAACGGTTCACTACCGTGTTCTATTTTTTGCACCACGGTTTCATGTGGAACAAGTTCATAAAACACACCGTCAAAATGCCCTAAACGGTTAAACTTTTTGGTCTCAGTGATGAGGTTTTTTTCGAGAAGTATTTTTCTGGCCCGGTAAAAGACCGACTTCCCGATTTTAAAGGCATCCATCACTTCCTGTCCTCTTATAGCACTACCCGCAGGCTTGCTGTACAGAAGGATCATGAAAGCGATCGCATTACAATCACTTAGATTTAGAACGCTGTGAGGCAATCTAATTAGCTCTAGTGACACGAGTCAGTTCTCCTGATTTCTTGAGTATGAAACCGTGTTTTCGTAATCTTTCTTGTGCGATACCAGCTTGTTTAACAAAAGCTGGGCTCATGTTTTTTTCGCCATTAGCGAGGCCCTGACGATAGAAAAGAAGTGTATTGTGATCTTCAAAAGTATCGTAAGGTTTTTTCGGCGCATCGCCAGAAAAAAGATCTCGCCAAGTAAGTCCGACTTTTTTTAATATCTCCACGTTATTGCACCCCGATTGGCAGTACATTAGAGTCTTGCCTGAATCCCCATCCGTTATGTAAAGATTCTGGCCCCGATCGTGGACCGGGCATCGAGCTACCCAACGCCCTTCTCCTAACTCCCTCGCATGATCGAATCGCTGTGCCAACTCCCTAGCTTTTAACATCGTAATTAATTTACCCGTCTTCTATCTGCGGCGTCGTTGGTATGAATGCCTTTGCTGGCATTGTCTGCATTTGGGTTTGGCCCTAGTTTTTTCCCCGGCTTTAATTCTTCGATGTAAATTATTTCTTCAGTGTCAAAATACTGGCCGTTTACAAAAGCGCCAACAACTTTTTTTCTTTTCGTTTCGACCAACTTTTCGTTTTGTACGCCCACATCTCTTTTTGAGTTCGCAAGCATTTTTTGAATAGCGGCAGGTATAAAATGATTACTGCCGTCTGCAAAACACTCCGCTGTTTTTGCAATGGTATAACCTTTAGAGGCCATCCAATCTTTGAGGGGAATTGGTCGTTTGAATCGTTGGGGATACATTTACACGCTCCATATGTTTTATATCGAAAAGATATATTACATATCTACGGAGCGAAAAAAAAGTTTTTATTCAGATTTTTTTTCAATTGCATCTAGAGGAAAGAAAGCTGCCAACATTTCCTCAATAAATTTTTGATCATGTTTTAATTCTTTTATTCTGCGTTCTCGCGAAATCAAATCTTTTTCTAGATAAGCTAGCGCACCCACGATGCCTTTATGCATCGTCTTACTTTTTTCAATAAGTTGCTCTGTCGCTACAGCCCCGGTCATATGGCCTAGAGTAGTGCCCAGAGCGACTGATATTTTCGCTGCATCTCCAAGGTCAATCGTTTGGTCATCATTAGCACAATTAGATAATCGTTGTATCTTACTCGAACTCATGCCCACCTTCTCTCCAAATTCAGCGTTCGATTTATATCCGCGTTCCGACATTAATTTACGCAAATTTATCCTAAAATTTTTCTTGACATTCATTAAATCTCCCCCCTCGAATCTTCATATCATGCGCAAAAAACTCTACTTTTTATAAAATACTTTGAATTTTTATTAAATTTAGTTCATCGCATGAGTTGATAGATGAATAAAATTTGATAACCTAATTGACCCGATACGAATAGTATTTTTAGTTAGATACTGATAGTATCGGAAAAATGAGTAAAGAGCTAGAAGCAAAAAAATTAAAAAAGCTGTATCGACTTGTCGAGGCTGAACGTGGATTAAGTCATCCAAAGTTAGCTGAAATGATGAAAACAGACAGGTCACAGATATCGCATATGATGAACGGGCGAAACCCTATTAATCTACAGAGAGGTGTGCAGTTCTGTCGAGCAATTGGTTGTGAGCTTGAGGATTTTTCTCCTCGACTCGCCCAAGAAGCAAATTTGCTAGTGCAATCCGTAACGGGGAAAGTCAGCGGGGTCACTGGGAATGTAAAGTATTTGGTAGGACGCGCAGTGGAAGAGATAATAGAAATCATTAGAAATAGAAGTGAAGTTGATGAGCAGATCTTCTGGCCAAAAAAACACTCCATTGATACTTACGCAATGGCTGTAGAGGGAAACGCAAACGCGCCTGCTCTACCGCACGGATCTACGGCAATCGTTGATATGCAAAAAGAACCTGAAGTAAGTGATATGATTGTTATAATTGATAAGAAAAAGATAAAGTTTGCGAGATACCAGGGAGATGATTTCGCAGCGTTTGATAATAAAGATTACCCGGACAGGATTTTTAAGATGTCAAAACGAGCAGTAACAATTGGTGTGGTGATAGGACATCAGAATTACGTTTAAAAAAATTTGGATACAGTAGATACATTTTATATCTGCTAATGATTTATCCCACGGACAAGGATTGATATTAGGAAAGGCGCTTGCGTTGGCGCAATCAACTCTAACTCAGCGGAGGTCCAAAGCTGAGACTAATTATAAAAGGAGAAAGTATGAAGGAATTCAATGAGGCTTTACTGGACGCAAAAGGCGAGTTTTCAGAGATTAAAACTGACAAAACACAAACGAGAGGTGACCGCGAAATTCCATATGCCTCGCTATATGCTGTGGTAAATTCAATTCAAACGCACTTGCTTAAAAAAAAATTTTTAACAGATACTCATTTGAAAGAAAAACCGATGAAAGACGGCAAATCTGAGTTGAAGGTAATTACTAAGATAATTCATGTACCGTCTAATCAGTCCAAAAAATATACTTATTCTACAATCTTGAACAACCCTTCAAACAATCAAGAACGCGGTTCAGCTATGACTTACGGCAGACGTTACAACTTGCTTGGCGCGTTCGATTTAAAAATAAAGAATGACAGTGACGATAATGATGGCACTATTGAGGTTGAAGAAGTTTCTGCGGATAAAATCTTAGAAGGCATTCAAGCTGAAGAGGTACAAATTTTGGCAGAGCTGACCGCTGAATTAAATTCTGCTGCGACAAAAGATGAACTTTCAGCGATTTGGAGTAAGAAAAATAAACAAGTCCAAAAATTGGGAAACTTTATGCAGAACGTACTAGGGATAGCTAAAGATAAACTCAAGGAAGATTTGAAGGATGCCGCGTAAAAAAACAAAAAAGATAAAAGAGCTAGAAGCACCCTTAATCAAGATTCAGCAACGCACCCCAGAGTGGTTTGAGGCAAAGCTCGGTCGATTCTCAGCAAGTAACGCGGGTGTTGTTGTGCCAGGAGCTCGTGGTGCTTACTCTAGCAAGCGAGAAGACTCTAAGAACAAGATTGTGGACCAGATCCTGGATCCTGAAAAATGTCTGGCTGAAATATTAAAGGAAGAGCAGAAAAGAAAACCAGATTCAATTCAGTGGGGCATTGATAACGAGCCCAAAGCCTTCCAAGCTTATGAGATCGAATCAGGGAACCTAGTGGATGAAGTAGGCATCTACCTGGATCCTACAAACGAGCGCATCTGTGCGTCACCTGACGGCGTCCTCTTCAGTGGTAATGCCATCATCGAAATTAAATGCCCCTACTCCCAAAACTACCACAAAGATTTTATCAACATGAAAGCTGAAGGGATCCAGGTGACCGATGAAGCTTTCCTCTCTAAGGTTAAGACGTTGGGAACGACCGGGCGATTAGGCTATTACTATCAGATGCAACTCCAGATGAACTGTACTGAAACAGATCGGTGCGACTTTGTGACGTTCGATCCCAGGTTACATGAGGATGAGCAGCTCATGATTATTCCGATCCAACGTAACCAGGAAGACATCGATAAAATCATAGAGGAAGCTGACAAGCTTTTTACGGAAATTGATGACCAAGTAGAAAATAGGAGAAAGTTAAGAAATGAGTGAGTTCAACCCGAGACACGGCGATGAGACCCTAAACAAGAATAAACAACCAGATGAATACGGTAACGATTATTCAGGCGCACGTTGGGAGAAAGATGAGAAGCGAAATTTGTTAGTCCTACACTGGGTAAACGGTAAAATTAAGCAAAACAGCAAAACTGGAGATTATTTTTTAAGCAATAAGCTAGGCAAACCCAAGCTCAAGGACGGCAAAGAAATCACAGCCCCTATCGTAGAAACTGAGAAACCCGCAAAACCCGCGAAAACTGACAATTTTGATGACGATGATATCCCTTTTTAACCCCCAAATAGATACCTTTAGTATTTGATAATGTTAATAGATACCTGTAGTATACGGAGTGTGGATGGAACCTAAATTTATACATAGGAAGAAATACGCCGAAAAGCTCGGTGTCACTGATCGAATTATTGAAGGCTGGATGTTCGAGAAGTGGAATAAAGGCCAACATTATGTAGTTGTTGGCAAACAAACACTCGTAAATATACCGGAGGTAGACAAGTGGCTAATTTCCCAACAGGAGTTGAAGCAAGAGGAAAAACTATAAGGGTACGCTGGCAGAAACGTGTAAACGGTAAGAATCAAAATATAGCAACATCTGTAGCTGGATCGCCTAATAACCAAAGGGATCTAAATGCGGCTGGAAGGCTTTACAAGGAAGAGCTAGAAAATTTAAGGATACAGCGTACTACTTGGGGCGAGTTGAAAGAGAAGTATTCAACTGAGCCACAAGAGCAGAAAAAGGCTGATAATACATCTGGTCTTTCGTATCGAGATGCTTACTTAGAGTTTGAGGCACACGCAAGAAGGATGGTAGAAAGTGAGGCCGTAAAAACTAAGGGTAAGAAAAAAGGATGGAAGAAAACAACAATTGAAGATCAGTTGACCATTCTTAGAACAACGTGGATGCCAATCTTTGGCCATAAGCCTTTGCGTTCCATTGAGCCTAAACAAATACAGAAGTGGATCAATAGTAATTGTCACTTATCAAAGGCAACTCTGGCTAATCGTGTAAGCGCATTAAGACGTTTGCTCGACCATCACATCATTTCACCTAATCCTTGCCCACGGGGTGAGTTTAGATTTCCTGATGAAGAGGAAGTGCCAACCTTGCGTTATCGACAAGTTGAGGTTCAGGCGTTGCTCGATTATCTAAAAGAACATGACGATCCGTTTGTGCATCTTTACTTTACTATTTTTCGGTATTGCGGAATGCGTACTGGTGAGATCCTGGCACTACAGTGGAACGATATTATTGATGGACAATTTTTATCTGTTAATAAAAGCATCGTTGGAAGAAAGCTAAGTAACACTACTAAGACCTATGCAAAACGAAAAGTTTATTTACCTGCGCCTGCAAGAGAAGCACTTGCGGAATGTCGTAAGTTAGTAAAGCCTAAAAAGATTGTGAACATCGATAAAAACGATTTCATTTTCTTAAATACTAAAGGCACTGTTTATCTTGATGCAGATAGTTTTTGTAATGCGTGGCGTGACGCTCATGAAAACGTTCGACTGTCTAGTAAAGACGCTGATGCGCTTTACAATGATTTGCGAACTGAGTGGGACGATGAGGACATAGGAGAGTATTTAGAGTGCAAGATACCTTATCGTATTCCTTACACGTTAAGACACACCAGGGCGGCTGAGTTGATCTCTCAAGGTCAAGGTGAAAAAGGTCCAAGAGAGCTCGGTCACTCTAGGGCAATGTTTGAAAACACCTACGCGGAAATAATAGACGATTATAAAGACCGCAATGAAGACTATTCACTGCTCGAACCAATGAGTAAAATCTCCTAATGCATCCCAAATGCATCCCAATTGGCCTTTCTAAAAAATAAACTTCAATAAAATCAGAGAGTTAAATGGCGGACCGGACGGGATTCGAATCCGCCACTCTGATTTACACCAGTGTTTTTGGTGTGTCATAAATCTAATATTTACAACTACTTAGAAAGCAAAACTACTTACAGACACTGGTGCAATATCCAAAAACTACAGCAAGTGCATCCCAAATGCATCCCAATTTTTACTACCTATATAAAGGAAGGAAGACTATTG